GAATCTGCTGCTATTACTGCCCAGCCTTTTCCCTGAATACCTACGATGGCAGTCATGTTTACCCCTTAAAGTCGTTTGTCCCTGCATCAAATGCTTTGCCTACTTTGTTTGATAACTCAACCGCTTCTTGAACTTTTTTCAATGTAGTTCCTGCTGGTTGAATGCCTTGCTTTCTAGCACTTTGATAAGCGTTTAATTCAGCATCCCATTTCTTTTGAGATGAAGGTCTACCTGCATCGCCTGTAGACATTTGCAAATTAGATTCTTGCAAACATTGTGAATAAGATTCATGGTCTTGGGTTGGACACCCTGTTCTACAATTACTCATATCGCTGTTATGTAATCTCCATAGTTGCCACCAATGTTGGTGTTAGTTAAACGAGTTCTAGTGGTGTCATCAATAATATATTCTCTACCACCTAAGTATACCTCAGTGGCGGCAAGTGCATCTGTTTGAGAAGGAAAGCGGTAAGAAGAATATATGCCATCAATCATCATAACTGTAATGCCACGGTCTAAACCATATCGCATAAACAATCTATTATCACCCGCTGGTGTTTCTTTAACCGATGGGGTAACAAATTTATACTGAGCCATATTTCTCCTTTTAATATAGAGAGAGGGCGAGCAAACCCGCCCCCTCAACTATTAGCAAACTAAGCAGAAATTGAAGAACCTGATTCAATTCTGTATAGAGCAGCCTGACGGTATAGTGAGAATCCAAGGACTCCGTACCAACCGATTGGGCGGAAACGCATCAAGCGGTCAGTTACTGGACCGATGACTACATTTGGCTCCTGTGCTACTGCCTCAGCAAGTGCTTGCTTTCCAGCAAGAATTGTGCGATAAACAGCAGTTACTGGAGTTACGGTTACAACAGTTGTTGCTGTAACAGCAGCAGTGTGTACTGTGTCTACAGTGATTGTAGTTGTTGAACCTGATGTAACCAAAGATGCAATCTTTGCACCTGATGCAATACCTGTACCTGAAATCTTATCTCCTGCTTCTGCAGTAGTAGCGATTACAGATGAAGAAGCCACACCAAATGTGTAGCCAGATGATGTTCCAGCAACTGTTACTGCTGTTGTAGCAAGTGTTGACTGGTCAGCACCATCCATGCCACGGTACATACGAGGAGTCTCAACGAAGTAAGCACCCTCAAATGTTCCAATGGTTCCTGGCCAGAAGTTTCCTTGACCAGTCTCTGCATACTTGTGCATTGAGTTCCAACCTAGTTCGCCTGTCTCAGCGCGAAGGTCGTGTGAAACTTCTGGGTGGATACCACACCAGTATAGGCTTCCCTCACGAGGAACAGCCTTGTTAGCACGAAGTTTAGCAACAGCCCTACGGATGTTTGCTGCAGTGATTGTGTCGCCTGCTGCAATAGTTGCAGTTGAAGTACGGCTTCCACCGTAAATCACATTTGTTCCCTGGCGAAGGGTCTCCATAGCAATTCTGTCAAGTGAGTCTGCCATGTTGTAAGCGATGATGTCAGCAACTGCTGGGTCAACATCTGAAAGTGCAAACAACTGCAACTTGCGAGTTACTAGTGATGCGTTTCCGTACTCATTTAGAGTTACAGAAACTGGAGTTACATCGGATAATGCTACTGCATCAACATCTGAAGTTTCAGATGCTAATGTAGATGTTACTGCCTGCAAGTCGTTGTAGATTGAGAATACAACGCTTGAACCTGGCATTGCTTGTTGTGCTGGGCGCTTGTCTGCCACTGAACGAATCAATGGTTGAGAACGAAGTGCAAACTCAACATAGCGGTCATAAGCAGTCTTAATCAGGCCTGCGAGGGCTGAGGAATCTGTATATGCCATGTAGTTCACCTCCTGGTGATTGGTAGTTTATTGATTAATATGCAGTTACACCAAGGATTGTATTTAAGTCCGCTGCTGATTTAGCATTAAGAATCTTAGACATAGTATCTTCATCAACTCCTGGAGGAGTTCCTGTTGATATAACATCATTGATTCTTTTTTGCGCTTGTAGCGTTGGGTCTTGAGCCTTAGCACCTTCTGGTGCTTCTTTAGTCGTAACTCCAAAGACATCGCCATATTCAGTAAGCCAGTTAGAAACTGCTTCCTCAGAGATTTCTATGTCTTGAGGTATAAATGCGGCAACCTTTGGATTAACTCCTTTGGCTGTTAGTACATCCTTTACGGTGCGTTGACGAGTCTGACTCTTAAGAGTGTTAGCCTCTGTCTCCAGTTCTTTCAAACGCTTTTCAAGCGTTCTATTAACCTTACGCAGTTGTTTAACGACATCCTGAGGCTCATTGTCCTCATCTAAGAAATCGTCATCGTCATAATTGGTAGCCATCTACCTATCTCCCTTTCGTTTGTTGTATTCGCAATCCTCGTAATAATTCGGGGAAACTATTACGGCTATTGCTCCTGGTCTTTTACGCCCCCCTGGGCCAGTAGGTCAGGGTTGGGGATTCTTTATATTGTTGACTCTTTGCGGAGTGATGCGGTTGTTACGCCACTTTGTCCAGCAAAGCGTGCTTGTTCACGAAGTGCACGGCGTTGTGATTCCAGTTGTCGCTGTTGGTCTTGACCAAGTTGTGCAGCAACTGCTTCAAGTTCGCTATATTGTGTGCCTTCAATTTGAGATAAACGGGTTTGTGTATCAGCAAGGATTCTTGCTTTACCAAAACTTTCTTTAAGTGCATTAAGGTCTGAGGTTCCAGATACATTAATGTAACTTTCAGCAGCAGCCTTAGATAAATCAAATTGATACATTTGTGCAGCAGCACCAAGTTCAGATGCACGGATTTGTTTCTTAACAACATCCATACCAGTCTTAGGGTCAAGAAGATAAGAAACAGCGCCAGCCAAATCAACACCATAGTATGTATTAAGTGCTGCAAGAACATCTGTATTCTTTTGAACTTTGTCTGTAGCCATTTGAACACGGTTTTCAAATTCAGTAACTGATACTTGGTTAGCAATTACATCGCCAAGTTTTTCAGTAGTTCCAAACACCTTATCATCAAGGCCATAGGCTTTAAGAACGCTTATCATGCCTCGTTCCATAGAAATATATGTAGCCTCATTAACTGCTTTACCTGCAGCAGATAGAGCAGCCATGCCAGGAAATCTATTCTTATATGCAGTAGTTCCTAGAAGATTAATTTTAATTTGAGATGCAGTTAAATCTTGTTTAATGTAATCATCAATAGTAGATGCTAATGTTCCAAGGCCAGCAAGATTAAGGTTTGATTTAAAATCTTCTAAGGCAGTAGTTGTAGCAGTACGATTAGCCTCAGTTTGTTTTGTAGTTAAAGCATCAAACTTAGCCTGCCATGTAGCATTAAGGGCTGTGATTGCTTTATTAACTGCTTCTTCTGTAGTTAATTGAGGAGTGCCAGTTGTGTTAGAACTGCCATCGCTATAATAATTGGTTACGGTTCCATTGGCATTAGTTACACTTCTTACTAATGTTTTACCACCAAAAGTTTCAAGTGTTACTTTAGGGTCTGGTTTATTACCGCTACCAATTACAACCTGATTGTATTGTGCAAGTTTTTGTGCTGGAGTTAAAGGTACGCCTTCGTAAGTAACTTCACCAAATTCACCTGTGGTTGGTCTCATTAGCCCATGAATCCAAACTGCTTCATCAAATCTGCAGCCATGTTGCTGTAGGTTTCTTTAGCGTTTTTTGTATATTGCCATAGTGGGTCTTGCTTAACTTGCTTAGTAAAGTCTGACAACATGCGAGCATTACCAGTGGTAGGGTCAATAACCTTTCCCATCATGTCTTTCCATGAAACATTATCTGGGTCAACCTCTAATAATTCAGACATCTTTGTGCGATAGTTATTAGTTATTTCATAAAGAGTACGGCCTGATTTGATTGATTCAGCAAATGGCTTGTATAAATCCATGGCCTGATTTCTCATTTCATTTAAATAATATTGGGTATCACGGCCATCGGTAGCATCAAGTAATGATGTTTGAATGGTATTAAGATAATTCTTATCAAGATTAATGCCGTAGTTTAAAGCAGCACTTCTAATTTGACTTACAGAACTACCAATGGTTCCACCACCAGTAAATAATAATTGGGCGTTATCGCCAAGGTGTTGAGTTAATTGAACATCAGTCCAACCATTTTGAAGTTTAGACATAGCAATGCCCTGAATGGTTGCACTATTGTCATAAACTTTACCAGTAACTGGGTCTACTTGTTGTGTTCTAATACCAAGTTGTTCAAGTTTAGCAGCAACATTAGCGGTTTCAATTTGTAGTTTTTCTGCAAAGTTTGCTTGATTTCGTGGGTCATTAGTTTCAAGGAAAAAGTTACGAAGGCTTGGTAATGTTTGTTGATACCATTTAGTTTGTTGAATAGCCTGATTAAATGTATCTTGAGTCCAGCCACTGTTTGGTGCTAAAGCCTGTTCAAAGATTTTATCAATTTCATTCTTAAACTCTTGAGGTAAAGTTTTAAATGTAGCCTGAAGGTAACCAATCCATGCTGTCTTAGGGTCAACGGTTGGGGTTTTAACCTTACCGCCTCCAGTTGCCACACCAGATGTAGCGCCACTAGTTGTGCCACTAGTCACACTACTGGTTACACCGCTGGTAACAGTAGATGTAGAAACTTTAGTTTTTCCAGTCTCGTATGCAGCAGTGCCAGGAACCAAAGATTCACCCGATGGACCAAAACGAAGTTCAGAAGGTGGTTTAAGTTCTGGATTTTTACCATCAAATTTATCTAATACTTCTTGTGCTTTATCTACATCGGCTTGAGTACCAAGTTTGGAATTTAATTTATCTTGAGCACGCTTTAAATTATCAGCAAGTTTTTGGCGCTTACTAGTAGTTTCTTTTGTTTTCTTTTCAGTAGCAGCAGTTTTTTGTTTTGCATTAATTGTATCTACTTGTGCTTGGAGTCCTTCAAGTTTACTTAAAGTTGTAAGATACTCTGTGCTTCCTGGTTTTTGGCCATCAAGCGTTTTTGATAATGTATAAATTTGAAGATTTAAATTTGCAAGGGTTGCTGCATCTCCAGTAAGTCCATAAAAACCATTACCTTGTGCGCCACCTGCTCTTGGGTCTGCCACTATGCCCTCGCTCTCTGGACATCTTTAGCCATCATGTTGTAAAGACCATCAAGGAATTGGTTTTCTTGACGAGCCTGATACTCAGGTGTTTGCATTACAAAGTTAGCCACAGCCTGGGCACGGCCAGTACCACTGGTATCTTGTGATTGATTTAAATAAACAGCAAGTGCTTTTTTATATTCAACACCTAAAGCATTACGGCCAAGTATCTGTTGGTATGTAGCCTGTACGCCAGCATCTGCTTCTTGTTGAGTATAAACAACTCCACTTGCAGCATTACCACTATTGTTTGCTTTTAGTGTATTTAAAATATCAGCAAATTGAGATGCTACTTTTGGGTCTACTTCTGGCGTAGTTGCAGTAGCATCTGGAACTGTTATTTTAGTTGTATCTTTACCCATTTATACTACCACCGTATCATTTGAGAAGTAACGATTAAGGAATTTTTCCATTTCAGGGCTTCCAACAATTAAGTTGTCTCTGAATAATTGAAAAGCATCTGCTATATCTGAATTGCTTTTAGCATCTAAACTGCGAGAACCGCCTGCTGAATTTCTTTGTTCAAGAAGTTGAGCAATTACTTTGCGGGTTTCAAGATATAGTGCCACGCTTTTAACTACTGCACGCTCACCATTTTGAGTCATCCATTTTTTATCTTTTAAAGCAACATCAAGGATTTCTGCACGGCGTGCATACTTTGCCCTATCTGGAGATACATATTCTGAATACCAATCAAGATTTTCTTTAGCCTTTGTTTGAACCCAAAGCGACTTAGCCTCTTTAACTACCTTCATTTGTGGGTCATTGTCAGAGGTAATACCATTTTGAATTTGATATGCCTTGATAAGTTGTTGTATCTGTTGAAACTCTGCCCAACCACGCTTTACATTTGCATCTTTTAATAACTCATTAGATGTTCTGTTTTGGCGGTATGTGCTGCCAGCGCCTGGTGTAGCACCGTGGGCATACTGCCATTGGTAAGCAGCCTGGCTAAATGTATATTTGTCATCTCCGTCATCGGCTAAGAAACCAATTAATTCTGGGTCTCCCTTACCTTGGGCTAATGCCATAAGGTCGCTATGTTTACGAAGATTACGAACTGTTTGAATGCTTGGCTCTATTCCGCCTACATTCCTTGAAAGGCTTACAGTTGCTTCAAAGAAATCTGGATATTGCTTAAGGAACTCAGCCTCTGCCATACCGTATACACGCTTACCAGTTGTTGGGTCTACATAATCAGCGTATTTATTTTGCAGTTGGCGGAAAGTTTGAGCATAAAAATCTACTTCTGGTGCTATAGCAAACGGTGCTGAAATAGAAGTTAATGCACGAAGGAAGAAAAACTTATTAGTTTTGCTTTCAATTTCACTTGGCATTGGAGCATCTGTGCGTTTGCCTTGGTTATATAAATATGTTTCATAACGAAGCATTTGATTGTATGTACGAACATACATTTCATCCTTGCTCCATACTGTGTTAAGACGGCGAATAACGCTAGGTGTAAAAATGTCTGTTACTGACTGAGGCACGCCTACTGGGAAGAATGGTTTTAAAGCATCTTCTAACTCTGGCTTTTGTTTAACAATCAAATATGTTGGAAGTGTAGCAAATGGACCAAAACCTGGGTTACCAACATTGCCTTGAGTAATTACATCTAGGCTTCGCAAAGGTATGTTAATAGTTTTAAATGAGTTTTCTACAACCTTTTGCCACTCACCAGGCAATGCCTTGATGAAAGCCTCTGGCACTCTAACCACAAGGTTTGCTGTGCTGCTATCACCCTGTAATTGTTGTGCATCTGTAATCTCATTACCATCTCTATCAACAACCATTTGACCATTAACTACTTGAGCAATGGTACGAGCAGAGGTTGAAACTATAGATGGGTTATTCATAGCCATGCCACCCCAACGCTTTAAAGTGTTTTCGTAGGCTGCATAGAATGGGAATAACAACTTCATTGTTTGACTAGATGAAGCACCAGTTCTGCGAACAATAGTAAACAGTGTGCTTTCTACTTCTTGGCGTGCTCTCTCACGAGAATTTCTTACAGCACGATTAATTTCATCTGGGGTAAGTCTATCCGCACCCTTAGCCTCTGCCATAGCAGCCATGTTAAGGCGTAGTTCCTTTTCATAAACTGCAACAGTTAATGGGTGCCGAGCAAATATATCTTCAGGCATTGCACCAAGGAAACGCATTACACGCCGTTGGAAAGTATCAATTAAACGCTCTTGGTCTTTATACTCTTTAGATGAAGTAACTAGTAAACCATTAAGCGGTTGAAGTTTCTCTGGAGTTTTGCCAAAGCGTTCTGTTAAAAACTTTTGAACATCTCCACCTGATAGTGGCTTGCCGTTTTCTTTGGCAGCACTAAGCATTAGTGATGTTTCATTATCTGGAATATAGGCTCCAACAGCAGAGCGAGTTTCATTTAACTTACCAAGTAAGTGTTCATCAAGTTCGCCACCCATTAATTTGGTTGCGCCTTTGCCTTCGCCTACAAGTGTATATGCTTCTTTTGCATAAAGCATACCTTCGTGTTTGCGGAACCATGCAAGAATTTGTTTATCTGTTTCGCCGTCAAGAATCTTGCGAACTACTGGGTCCATTACGCCAGTCTCTGGGTCACGGAAATGGAGATTTAAAATGTTAGCCCAACCCTCAAAATACTTAGGGTCAGATGGGTCAATAGTGCGAACTGTACGAGAACCAACACCAGCAGTAAACGCCATTTCATGGGTTCCTACTAATGAGTTCCAAGTTTGGTCAGCAGATGTGCGACCTAAGAACCATGATGCTTCTTCAAATGCCTTAGGCAATGTGTAAGAATGTCCACCTGCATCAAATGACATAGTGCCATAACCAATGCGTTGTTTAACTGAAGTTGATTCAGCACGGTCAATAGTTACATTAAGTCTTGAAAACAAATCATCAAGATGTGCGTGAGCCTGTGCATATTCTTGTGACAACCTAGCAGCAGCATCTTCAACACCATTGTTAATCATGGCATGAACATTATCTTCTGTGTAATAAGGAGATACCGAATATTCTTCTTTTCGTAAACGGGCTTTTTTGCCAAGTTTTTTAAGAGCAGCACGGCGTTCTTCTGGAGTTTGCAGTATTCCAGTTTCTGGTAATGCACCAGCAGGAACTTCTGCTTCTGTTATTTTACGCTGAATTACACCAGTACGGCCATCTTTACCAATGCTTTCAGGTAAAGCAATATGACTTAAGCCACCAGCACGGGCATCATCTGCAACAACTGCACGACCATAACCGTTCTCACGCATGTATTTAAACACTGGGTCAGATGGATTATTCCACCCTTTTGTCTTAACCCATGCTTTAAAGTTAGATTTTTTACCACCAAAGGCTGCATCACGCAGTTCTAGTGGAATGTCAGACCATTGCTGCAAGTAAATAGGTTTACCGTATACACGGACAGATTCAACATTACCTTTACCAGCACCTACACGGAATACTGAGCGTTGGAACTTCTCTGGCGTAAATTGTAATTCGCCTTCTTCAGCCAGTTTAACATTATCCATAGTAAGAGATTCAACTTTACGCCAACCTTTAGGTGTGCGTAACTCTACTGTTTTGCCAGTATTTACAGCATTAATCATGTCTGACAAAAGATTAGTTGTGGCTTCTTCAATAGTTGCAGCACGCTTAATACCTGTGCGTTCTGCGGATTTAGCAGATTTAATTTCTGACTTAAGACTTGCAATAGTTTGTTTAAGTAATGGAACATCCCATTGAGTCTTGCCAGTATTTGCTAAATCTTTTTGAGCCTGAGCAAGATTTTTTTGTTCTGTTGCTAACTTTGTTTGTGCTTGCTCTAATTTAGATGCATCACCTAATTTACCAGGGCGACCTGATGGTGTTGCTATGTACTGCTCTGCGCTATGAATAGTTCCTGTGCCTGTATAACGGCGAGCAATGCTTGGAGAAGCAGAGGCTGCTAATGCACGGCTCTTATCTAAGGCTAATGGGCCAGCAGAACCATGATAAAGAGTTACTGACTCTAAATCTGCAAGTACACCTTTGAGAGTATTTAACTCATCTTCAACGGTAAGTGGTCCAGTATCACCAGTTAACCGTAATCTAAATCTATCTCGCTCTATTTCACCAATGCGTTGGCTAACAGCCTTAGCAAGTTGCTGTCTGCCCATATCAACTGAGCGAAGCATGTCGGTGGCTGAACCAATTTCATGTTGTAAGACATTAAAATCATCGGCTTTACCAGCCATAACATTAACTTGGTCAATTAAGCGATTAAATCCAACCTTGCGATTGTTAAAGAAACGCTCCATACCCGCTTTACCATTGGCTGCAACCATTGCTGGAAGGGCAATACCCTTGGCCATCATAGATAATTGGGCTTCTGTAAGGTTACGAACGGTGTAACCAAAGCGCATAAGTACAGAAGTTTTAAAAATACTGTTAACTGTATCTAGTGCAGCCGATGTTTTGGCTGAACGGATAGCAAGATTGTCTACATCTAGCCCTTGTAACAGGGTTGGAAGCACTCTTTCGTGGGCTTTTACACCTTGTGCAAGTCTACCAATGTCCATAATTACAACAGTATTAGCACCTTGGCGTTGTAATAGTGGAGATGTCATGTTAACAAACTGGCCATTATCAAAATAACCAAGAAAACCTTGATTGTTGTGTCTTTCAATTAACGAAGCACGGCGTGCATCGTAGATTCTATAAATTTTATCAAGTGTTTCAGTGTCATAGTTTGGAAACAAGTCATTAATTGCTAGGCGTTCTGCTTTTTTAATTACATCTAAACGCTCATTTGGGGTTATTGCAGCCAAATACTCATCAGCCAAACCTTTAGATGTATTATTAAATTTGCCTGCTGATAAATCATTTACTTGACGAAGGAAAGTGCTAAATTCTGTGTATGAATTTGCATCATTAACATTAAATACACCACTTGGTAGTTCTTCTGAGAAGAAATGACCAACTTTAATTAATGGATGTAATGATGTCTTAAGAAAGGTTACATTTTGTGCTTCGCCAAATGTACGAGCAGTGGCTTTTGTGGCTTTATTAACAGTACCAAAGCGTGATTCTTGTAAAAACTTCTTTTCAAACCCATAAGTAAATGGGCGACCAGTAGCAACTTCATTGTATTTCTCAAGAAAGGCTGGGTCTGTTTTCTTTAAATCTTCAATTATTGAACCAACAGCATGGTTATAGTCAGTAGATGTAAGAACATCTCCATCTAATTTACCATCAAGTAATTGGCGGTTAGGATGTGAAACATCTAATGTGTTATCTAGCATTATTGCAAATTCAGAATCTTTTTCTGCAAGTTCAGCCATAGCCTTTGGCTCTTTGTTCATAAGAGCACGGAACAATCCAACTACATCTTGTTTATTATCAACTTTACCAAACATGTAGGCCATAGCATCTGGATTTGTAACTTTCTTTTTCTTCCAGTATTCATACTGACCTTTAGCATCTGTTTGTGCTAGGAACTCAACATCTTTAGCAGCCTGACCTTCGCCTTTAATAGCACGGTCTAAAAGATTATCCATTTTATCGTTAGTCATTGCGTATCTACCAAAGACTGCACGAGATAATTTGCCGTTAATATTTTCGTATTGCAAACCTTTAGAGATAATTACTGCACCTTTGCCAAAGAAACCAGCAAAAGTCAATGGGTCAATAATTGTTGATGCAACTAAATCTTCTGCACCGCTAAGAAACTTTCCTGTATATTGGTCAGAGAAAGCAGTCTTACGGTCCTCAGCATCAAACAAATCAAAACCAGCAGATAAGAATTTAAGGTTGTTATCAAGAGCATCAGCAAACCAACCGCTACGCTCTGCTACATTTTTGCCTGGAGATAAAAGTGAAAGAGTTGCTTGGCCTAGAGAAATTTGGTCTTTGTTAGCAGCAACACGCTCACGGTAGGCATCAAATGTTTCACCAGTATTTTTAAACTTGTTATACATTAAAGGTGTATCAAGGATGCTTTCTTCCATTTTTTGGCGAACAACGCCACCTGCTTCGTAAGACTTTTGACCTACAGCAAGTAAACCTTTTACACCAGCACGAACTGGAGTAGTTCCAATTTTGGCAACATCTTTAACAAGATTAATTCCATCCACATACCATGGGTCATCGTTAGATAACACATTAGACATGTCGTGAACAAGTCCTGAGATACCAGTAAAGTCAACAACATTTTTTGTTACTTTACCAACGGTGTCAGTCCATGACATTACTGAGCATCCGCCCAACGAGTGAAGTTACGAAACGAATTAGATGCATAAGGAGATTCTGCATACGCTTTGTAAATTGGAAGAACTGCTTTTAATTTTACTAAATCTTCATTGTTTTGCATTTCTAACATTGCTGTAGATGCAAGTGCTTCAGGGCCTGCGCCATCACCATATAGTGCGCCATTAGAGCCTGGTTCATCTGGAAATTGTGTAAATGCTCCAAGTGGGGTAACTTCACCACCTGCTCTTAAATTACTCATTGTAGGTGCATTTTGTCCAACACCTTTAGGAGTAGTAACTCCTGATTTATTCATTGGTGCCTGTGTTTGTAATTCTAAAAAGTCTTGTGCATTTTCAATGCCTGCTGCATAACGAGCAGCCTGACCATCTGTACGGGCTGAACCTGCTCCTGGATTAGACACGGGTGCTGGGTTAGACGGAACTCTGTCTCCGCCACGATTATCTTTTGATGGTGTAGTTATCATTTTTTTCCTTTGCTATAAGAGCATTATTGTTGTTGAGCAGTTTTGAAACATGCTCAGGTTTTTAAATTACTTGCTTCCGCGAGTACCGCTAGGTTGCTTACTTAGCATTGTTACGGATG